CGCCGCCTTCGGCGACACCAACCGCGACCTATCCGGCGTCGCCGAGGACTGCGCAGTCGAGTTCGGTGTCGAAGTCGAGTTGGTTGAGGTTGTTCTGGTCCCAGACGGCGTTGATGGCGAGTTCGGCGTCGGCGGCGGCCGCGGCTGCTTCGTCGCTGTCTCCGTCGGGCGCGACGGTGACGGTGCGGTCCTTCATGAGGTAGGAAGTGGCTTTGGTGATGATCGCGCGGCAGTAGTTGAACGTGAGCCGGCGGCGGCGGTCGCGTTGGTTGGTCCACTGGCGGCCTTCGTAGAAGGCGAGGTTGGTGCGGTACGCGTTGCGGCGTTCGCGGTCGCGGTTGCGCAGCTGGTCGGGGAGTAGGTCGGCCACTGGCCGCTAGTCCTTGGGCGGTGGGGGCGGTGGCGGTGTTGGCGTGGGTTTGCGGGGCGGTGGTGGGCCGACGATGACGTTCGCGCAGTTGGAGCAGCTGACGCCGTCCTGCTCGAGGATGACTCGGGTCTGGCAGGTGGTGCAGAACACTCCGCCGGCCATGGGTGCTAGTTGGTCCAGTCGCCGGAGCTGATGCCGGTGAGCCGGGCGAGTGATTGCGTCTGGCGGGCGACGAGCGCGTTGTAGCCTTTCACGCGCCAGCGTTGCGCGTCCTTGGTCTCGAGCGTGCCGACGTGTTCGACCTGGATGATGCGTCCGAGGTCGTCCTCTGCGTTGGGGTCGTCGGCGCTGATGCCGTGGAGCCCGGTTGGGTCGAGGCTGCAAGCGAAGATGCTGGACGCGGTGCCGCCGGTCTTCACGCTGAAGAGGCCGCCGGCGGTGAGCGTTTCGGTGTCGGTTAGGAAGTCGCACGGCAGGAGCGGGATGTCGCTGTACATCATGATGGGCCGGTTGATGCCTTGTGGTTGTGAGAGCGCGAGATCCCAGCCCTGGGCGCGGGCGAGCTTTCGGATGCCGCGAATGCTGCGGCGGCTGGCGAGGATGACCTTGAAGCCGGGTGCGCGGACGAGGTCGATGAGCTGGTCGAGGAAGGTGAAGGAGGCGGGGTCGGCGACGGCGTCGGCGCTGATGTTGATCGTCTGGGTGGCGATGAGGTCGTCGGCTAGGATTTCGTGCATGCCGTCGAACTCGTCTGCGGCTGCGTCGATGCTGCCGTAGACGAACGCGTCGCCGAGTTTGTCGGCGAAGTCTTTTGATTTGAGGGCGAGCAGTTCTGCGGCCAGGTCCTGGTCTTTGCTGCGTGTGATGCGCAGGAAGTTGTCGACGTCGGCGTCGCCGATCAGGATTTTGAGGCCGGTGTTGACGAGGGTGGTGGTGGGTGTTGCTTCGGTGACGGTGCCGCCTGGCGCGAGAAAGACGGGCGGTGCGGCGGTGAGTTGGCGCTGGTACTGGTAGGCGTTCCCGAGGACGGGGACCCACGGGAGGAATTGCAGGAGCGGGTTGGCGTCGATCGAGAGTTCGGCGACGCCGACGGCTACCTGGTTGGTGCTGTACTTGTCGGCTTCGGCGAGTGTCAGCGCGCCGAGTTCGGAGGTGAGGAGCGCGTTGAGAAAGCGGGGGCCGCGCGCGAGGACAAACGCGGCGACGGCGGCGACAGTGCAGAGGGTGATGGTGAGTTCGATCATTGTGCTGCCTCTCTTGCGTGTTCGATGCCAAGCGCGATGCGGTCGGCGCCGCGCAGTCCTTCAGGGACCTCGTTGGTGTTGGCGCGTGGTGGCGCGCCGGCCGGGACCGCCGGCGGGGCGGATCCCGGCGGCGCGCTGCTCGCAGGATGAGCCGGAGGGTTGGCGTCGAGGACGGCCTGCACGGTTGCTCGGCCGGCTTCGATGCTTGTGGTGATTTCCTCGGGCGTGGCGCCTGCGATGAGCGCGGGCGGGATAGTCGGGTTGGCGGCTCGCGATGCCGCGATGAGGGCTTCGTTTGCGGCTGCGAGCGTGGTTTGTGATTGCTCGAGCGCGGCGGCGGCGGACTGGCCGGCTTCCGCCTGGGCCCGGAGGTTGGTGAGTTCTTCGTCGGTGATGTCGGGCATGCGCTTCTCCTGGGTGAGCTTGCGGTAACGATTACACGTAAGCGTGTAGGCGCGCAAGGCGGAAGCGGCGTCGGGCTCGAGCGCGTCGTCGCTGCCGGCGGTTGCGGGCGTGTTTCTGGTTTGCTGCTGCGCCGGGCTGGCGGCCGTGGCCGTCGTAGGCTGCGAAGTCGCCGCCGTCCTGGGGTGGGCGGGTGCGGTTCATGACGTGGTGTTTCGGTCGGCGCGTTGTTGTTGGCGGAGGCGGACGTTGCGGGCGGCGGGGCAGGTTTCGTCGGCGTACTGGTCCAGGTGGTAGTGCTGGGCGTGCTTGGGGCAGTAGGCTATGGGTTCTGTGCAGGTGCTGCAGCGTTTGCCGTCGCGGGTGGGCGCGAACCCTGAGGGGTGGCTGTCGAGGTGTTGGGTGTTCATGGCGCGGTGTACCTGGCGAGCACGGCGGCGTGGAGGTCCTTCGCCCAACTCGGCCAGGAGTTGCCGCAGCAGGACGTTGGGTAGGCGGGGAGGGCTAGGTCGGCGTGTTTGCCGATGGGAACGATGGCGCGGGACCAGGCGTAGGTTGTGAGGATGGCGGTAGCGGCGCCGCAGATAGCTTGGTTTGACGGGCGGCGCGTCATGTAGTTGCCGGCGATGGCGACGCCGCGGGTTTTATGGTTGCGGCCGGCGAGCTGGCTGGGCTGGTGGTTGAGGTTGAGCGTGTAGTAGGTGCGGCCGTTGGGGAAGACAACGAACGGGTACGGGAAGCGGAGCCAGTCCTGTTGGGCGGCGTGGTTGTATATGGCGTCGAGGCGCGCGAGTTCGTCGGTGGGGGACGAGGCGTTCGCCATGGCGACGCCGTCGTGGTGGATGGCGATGGCGACGATCGCCGCGCGCGGGTTGCTGATGATGCGGTCGTTCGTGTAGCGGTGTCGGATGTCGAGGACGCGTTGGCCGTGGATGTCGAGGACGCGGGGCCGGGCGATGGTGATGATCTTCACAGGAGTCTCCTTTGGGTTTCTGGCGGTTTGGCGTCGTGGTGTTTGAGTGTGACGGGGGCGAAGATGCGCGCAGCGTCCGTTGGTGGCTTTTGTGGGGTCTTGGGCCGGCTTGTTTTACCGCAGGCGTTGCAGTTGTAGTAGCCGTGGCTGTCGCGGGCGTGAAACAGTCGCGAGAGCCGGTGGTCCGGTCGGCTTCGCGTTGTTCCTGATGATTGGGCGGCGCGGGAAGCGCCAGGCGGTGCGGCCGAGCGTGTAGCCCAGCAGGTATGTCGCGATCGGCAGCGCGACGATGTAGGCGGCGGCGATCGTGTCGGTCACTTCGCCGGCGCGCCCGCTCGCGCCCACCATGCCGGTGCGTTGGCCTGCGCGGTGCGGGCGGGGATGTCGTCGGGGATGGCGAGGACGAAAGCGTCGGAGGTGTTGCACCAGAACAGCCAGCGGGTTTCGTTGTCGTGTGTGTCGTGGACCACTCCGATGAGCTCGTGGGTGTGCTTTCTGCCGTCGCGCCAGGGACAGATTTGCAGGCGGTAGGGGCGCTTGGCGTGGGGTTTGTAGACGGCCTGGGCGGTGTAGGTCATTGGCTGAGTCTCTTGTGGAGGGTGACGGTGAGCGGACAGCTGGGCGCCGGGTCGATGTGCACGTAGCGGCCTTCGACGCTGATGAAGCGGACGGGCCGGCCGCACGAGCTGCAGGCGGTGCCGTCGTTCGATCGTGCGGTGTAGAGTTTTGGTGACGTGTGGAGGCGGTCGGGGATCAGCCGGTGTTGTTGTTCGTCCATAGCGCTCCTTGCTGTGGTGTGGTGCGGCGTGCGATTGGTGAGAACTGCGCGTGCTGGCGTTTGAGGTCGCGTATGTCGAGGTCGACGTACTGCCGGGTGGTGGTGATGCGGGCGTGGCCCATGATCCGCTGCAGGGAGAAGACGTCGCCGCCTGCCATGATGTAGTTTCGGCCGAAGGTGTGGCGGAGCATGTGCGGTCCGCCGTGGATGTCGGCGCGGGCGAGTGCGCGTTTGACAGCGATCTGGAGGCCTCGTAGCTGGAGCTGGTCGTTGTCTTGTGTGCACCAGACGGCGGGGTTGGGGCCGGTGCGTTGTGCGCGGATGGCGTGCATCGCTTCGCGGCCGAGCGGGACGATGCGTTTGCCGGTCTTGCCGTGGAGGACCGCTTCGTAGCCGGACTGGTCGTCGCCGTCGAGGTGGGTCCAGTTGAGATTGTGGGCTTCGCCGATGCGCGCGCCGGTGTCGATGAGGAAGAGTAGGAGCGCGTGTGCGCGCGGCTGGCGGCGCGGGTTGTTGGCGTGGTCGAGGAGGTTGTCGATCTGCGCGTTGGTGAGCGTGTGTAGCACGCGTGTCTTGGGCCTCGGAGGTTTCGGGATTGCCGGCATGGGGTTCGGCACGTCTAGGCGGAGCGCTGCCCAGCGGTAGAGCATGTTCAGCGCGCGGCGGATGTCGAGCTTGGTCTGTTCGGCCAGGTGGAGGTCGGCGAGCATGGCCTCTATGGGCTCGGGCTTGTCCGGCAGGGCCGGCGCCGCGGCGGCGAGCTTGCCGAGTGTGTAGCGGAGCCAGGCCTCGTAGGATGCGGCGCAGCGCCCCGATTTCCGGGAGGCAATGAAGGCCTCGATTACCGCGGCGGTGTTCGGTTGCTTGCGGCGTGTCATGGGGTGAAAGACTGAAGTTCGACGGGGTGGGCTTCGCCGGTTTCGGTGTTGACGGCGTTGCCGGTGTCAGTGATTTGGAAGAGGGGTTTTTGGAGTGGTGTAAGCGTGGTTTCGATGGGCTGGCCGACCGCGGCTAGGATTGGTACCAGGGGCAGGCAGAGGGGTGCGCGGAGTTTAATTTCTGCCCACTGTGCGCCGTTCTTGGGGTCGTGTTTGATGGAGATTTGCATGAGTGTGGCTTTCATTGGTGGCGGCTCCTGGCTGCGACTACGGAGGTGTGCTGGCGTAGCGACCAGACGAGGAAGCTGGCGGGGGATCTGATTTCGGCCCTCCAACAACGGTATCGACCTTCGAAGGCAAACATGTCGGCGAGGGCGTCGAGGATCGCGTGGGCGCCGTGTTCGGTGACGAGCTGCTGGGAGCGGTAGAGGGTGGGTGTGTTGCCGATCGTGTGTACGGTGATGGGCACGCCGTGGGGTTTGGCCTGGATGCAGTAGCGGGCGAGCCAGCGGGCGAGTCGGCGTTCGGTGTGTGAAGGATGGTCGAGGGAAGGACGGAAGGACTGTTGGCCTTCTGTCTGTCCGTCCTTCGGATCGACGGGATCGGCGTCGATCGATCGACGCGCGCGATGGCGCATGTTTGCGGTTCCTTCCTGTCGGCGCTGCGGTCGGTGGGTCTGCGAGAGGGATTGTACGACGGCGGCTGTTCGGCGTGCAACTATTGAGCGCTTGACCGTGTGTCAGGTGCTCATGTTTTCGGCGTGTTAGGATGGGTTCGATGATTGCGCGCCTGACTGGGGGTCAAGAGGTCGCTGGTTCGAGTCCAGTCGCCCCGACCAACACGCGGCCGGCGTGGCCGTGTGTGTTACCCTCTGGCAGAGCGCCTTGCCGGTCCTCATCGTGGGGGTCCTTCCTTCGCGTCGGGGGTCTGCAACCGGTGGGTGAGAACTGCGCCGAGAGCCCTGACATTGTCGGGGCTTTCGTGCTAGTATCGGCGGGCGATGCGAAGAGCGAAGACGCGGGGGGATGCGGCCGGCGTAGCCGTGACGTTGTTCATGGCGGCGGTGGCTGCTGCGGTTCTGGCGTACATTGTGCTGCCTGTTTAGGGGGTGTGGGCCGTGGGGCGTAAGCCGCGCGAGCTGCTCGCTCACGGTGTTGAGACGTCCAACTGGACCTTGGTGTCGATGGTGTATCTGGCCGGGGTCCTGCAGCTGATGGTGGAGGCGCAGGCGGAGCGAGAGCGGTTGCCGGTGCCCGAGCGGGCGCGGCTGCTGCAGAAGGATTTGGAGCTTGCGTCGGCGCCGGTGAGGCGGTAGGGCGTGTGGCTTTCGGGCGAAAACAGGGAGCCCAGAAGGGCAACGCGAACGCGCTGAAGCACGGGCTGTACAGCAGCGTTCTCAACCCGAAGCTCGCGAAGTTTTACCGGAAGGCGTCAGAGATCTCGGCGGCGGATCTCCAGCAAGAGATCGCCACGCTGCGGACGCTGTTGACCAACCTCGTGGATATCGACGCTGCGAATCTGACGGTGGTGAACATGACGCTGCGAACGCTGGTTCGGTTGGTGGCGCTCCATCACGCGCTGAGCGCAGAGGACGAGAACGAGTTGCACCACTCGATGCGGGACCTGGTGCGCGAGCTGATGGTCATGTCCGAGGAGCCGAGGGAGTCGATCTGATGGATTGCGGTGATGCGGTGGGGAAGATGTTTACCGATGCCCAGCTCTTGGCGATCGGCGCCGCGCTGACGACGATGGCCGTTGCGGCCGCGACGCTGGGTGCGGCGTACTGCGTCAAGGTGGTGCGGACGTGGAAGAAGTGGTTGGAGTAGCGGCGCCGGTCGCGCGGGACTTGCGCGATGATGAGCGCGAGCGTGTGCGCGCGATCATGCGCACCGATAGCGTCGACGATCCCACCATGCGTTTCGTGGTCGTCGCGGACGGCGTCGACTACACGGCCGGTGCATGGAAGCCGACCAGCTCGAGCGACGGTGCGATCTTCGCGATCGTGCCGGAGACGCGTCTTCGTGTGGACCTTGTCTACGCGGTGACGCTTGCGATGGTTCGCGCGATGATGGGCGCCGGACTGGCGTTCGTGGTGTTTGAGGTCTTCGATCGGTCGTTCGTCGCGGCGGTGAGCAAGGACATGGACGCGGGCGCGTACTTTGTGCCTGGCGGGGTGGATGCCGACAGCGGGGCGGTGACGCGGTGGACGTTGCGCATGGACCTTCGGGACGCCGAAAGCCGGCTGGTTCGGTGGTTCTCCGCGAAGTGGGTCGCGGTGGCGTGACGGTCGCGCAGTTCACGCCGACCAAAGATTCGATCCTTTTCCAAGATCTGCCCACGACGAACGACGGGGCCGGGAGTGTGCTGCAGGAGTACGTCGAGATTGTGGGCGGTGCGAAGACGCTGTGGCGGCGGGCGATCCTCGCGTTCGACGTCTCGAGCGTGGCGGGGGAGGCGATCAACAGCGCGAAGTTGGTTCGGCAGGTAAGCAACGTGCTGGGCGCCGGTGACTGTTGGGTGACGCGGATCACGCGGACTGACTGGGTTGAGGCTCAGGTCACTTGGAACAACTACAAGAGCGGTTCGCCGTGGACGGCGGGGGGCGGCGACATTGACGCGGGTACGCCGGCGCAGGTTGGGTTTTCCGAGCCGGGGGGTGTGGGGTCGCAGGAGGTTGCCGGGCTTGTGGCGTTCGTGACGGACGCGATCGCGAACCGCGGAAACGTGGTTACGTTCATCGTGCGGATGAAGGACGAGTCGGCGGGTGGCTCGTCGCGCGGTGCGCAGTGGCATAGCAAAGAGGGCGCGACCGATCCGGTGTTGGAGGTTGATTACGCTGGCGCTGTGGTGGCGGTGGGTGGGCGGCGTGGTAGCGTGTTGACGAAGGGACCGCGTCCGGCTGCCGCTGCGAGGGCTAGCCGTGGGTCTGTCGCGAGCGCGCCGGCGCGCCCTTCTAGGAGTGGGAAGCGATGAGCAATCTAGCGACGTTGCGGCCGCTGGTGCGGCTGGACTTGAAGGACCCGACGGGCGCGAGCGAGCGCTGGGCGGACGCGGTGCTGGACCGGCACATTAAGCGGGCGGTGCGCGAGTATTCGTACGTTGTGCCGCGCGATCAGGTTTCGCTGTTAGCTGGCGCTGCTGGTGGGCGCACGGTGGGCATCGGGTCGCTGGGTGATTTGATTGTTCGGATCGCGGCGGTGGAGTTCCCGATTGATCGGACGCCGCGGCGGATGGTGCCGTTCAGCGTGTTCGGGACGTCGATTTATGTGGACATGGAGGAGACCTTCGCGGGCGCGGCGAGTGAGTGTCGCGTGTGGTACCACGACGCGCACGTCATCAACGGGACGGTGTCGTTCAAAGCGCGTGATGACGATGTGATCGTGACGGGCGCGGCTGCGTTCGCGCTGTTGGAGTACGTGGCGTACGTGTCGAATCGCGTCAACGTCGCGGGCGAAGCTGCCTGGGGCCAGTTCGGCGATTTGGGAAGGCAGAAGCTCGAGACGTTCCGGCGGATGCTGCGTGAGCTGCCGGAGGCGAATAAGGTCCGGAGCGGCGTGCTGTTTTCGCCTGAGGTGGATGTGCGGACTTCGCAGACGAGCGACCCGGGGCCGGTGTAGGTTCCAACGGGGTTGAAATCGTTGGAATCAGTTTTTTACGCAAGAGATCACTATGTACTACACGGGGGGGCGTCGTGCGATCGCTGAGCGCGACGCTGCTGGCCGCGCAAAAGCAGCTTACGGGCGTGCCGTTGCTGCGGCTGAAGGTGTCGGACCGGCTGCGTGGTACGCCGCGGCTGCGGCCTACAGTGGGCTACGACGATGGTGCGCAGCCTGACGACGTTCACGCGGCAATGGGCGATTCGCTCTATCTGCACAAGGTGCGGGTGCGAGCGGGGCGGCCGCAACACCAGCGGGTGCAGGGCGGGTTGTGGGGGTCGGGCACCTGGACGGATCTAAATGCGGTGAATGATTCCGCGGTTATCTGTGTGGCGACTCGAGACGCTGGGCAGCGCGTGATGGTGCTGTACAACCGTGGCGTGACGGTGTACTACCGGCTGAGCACGGACCGCGGCGCGACGTTCGGCGCTGAGACGACGACCGGCGCCGTGTTCGGCACGGCGCCGGAGGCGGTGGCGTTCTCGTTTAAGGCGAGTAATGACGGTGTTGGGTTCGCGATCGAAGGGACGCAGATCTGGCGTGGAACGTTCACGGCCGGCGCGTGGGCGGCCTGGGGGAACGCGCTGACTGCGTTTGCGAGCGGGAACGGGTTGTGCGCGCGGCATAGCGGGGATATCCATTTGTTGGTGACGGGCGTAGAGACGACGACGCTGAACCCGAAGGTTTGGGCGCTGGTGTACGGCGACGGGTTTGCGCAGACGGTGGATACGTGGTCGGTGCTGCGGACCGTTGCCGAGGCGGACGTTGAGAGTACGATCACGTTTGCGGCTCCGTCGCTGGATGTGGCGGACACGCACCGCGCGTCCTGGGTGGAGAAACAGACGGCGTCGGTCGCGTACACGCGCACCTATCATGCGTGGTTTTCGCCGTCGCAAACGTTCGCCGCGAATGCCTGGGCGGACCCGGCGCCGTTGGACTGGACGGTCGGGGGCGGGCTAGCGTTGGCGGCGGTAGGTTCGACGTTTTTGTTCAGTTCGCCGAAGCGGACGCTGTTGGCGTCGCTGGCGCCGGTGGAGCTGGTGCTGACGGGCGAGATCGTTGAGGGTGTCTGGACTGACGGGCCGCTGCGAAGCCGCGGGCGGTTTGTGATAGATAACGCGAGCGGCGTTTTTGCCCTGCCGGTGAGCGCCGCGTTGATGGCCAACGAGGTGAGTGTAGAGATCGGCTACAACACGAGCGCGGGTGACGAATATTCGGCGAGCCCGCGCCACGTGTTGACGGCGATCGAGGTTGTGCGGACGGGGAGCAAGAGCGAGCTGGTGATCGAGACGCGCGGCGCCGATTACTGGCTGGACCGGTCGCGGCACCGGCACACGCAGCTGCTGTCGACGCGGTCGGCTAAGGATGTGTTGAGGTACCTGGTTGGACGCGCGGCTGGCGGTGAGCTGGTGGACTTGGGCGCGAGCTCGAGGGCGTTGAACCTGCAGTTGTCCTGGGCGATCCAGCCGGACGAAAGCCGGCTGTCGGCGCTCGAGCGGATCGTTGCGTTGCTGCCAGATCTGGTTTGGCAGGCCACGGAGTTTCTCAACGTGGCCGAGAACGCGGTAGGCGACTCGATCGATTACGCGTTCGGCACGGACCACGCCATTTACCGATCGAAGTTCCGCAGTGAAGTCCGGGTATCGGCGACGGAGATCCTCGCGGCCGCGGACGTCGGCCAGGCGTTCGATTTCGTTGAGAGTGCGGCGGCGGCGCCGGACATGGACCGGCGGCGCGACGTGCACGGCGCGAGCGGCGCGGACGCGACGGCGTACGCCGCGGCCGCGTTGCGGCAGGCGGTGATGGGGGAGGACGTGGGCGAGCTGTTGGTGCCGCCACACGTCGGGTTGGAGGTGGGCGACGTGGTCGCGTTTGACGACGTGCTGAGCTCGCCGGCGCAGATCGTCGGGCGGGTGCGCGAGCTGCGCTATCGGTACGAGCGGCTGCCGGACGGGCGGGCGGAGTTTGATCAGATGATCAAGTTGGGGGGGCGCTGATGGCTAACGAGATGCGCGCGGGAGTGCTGCTGGCGTTCAACGCCGGCACGTTCCGCGCGCGAGTAAGGTTTACCGGGACGACGTCGCTACACCAGAGCCTGGACAACATTCCGACCAATCGCGGGATCGCGGCGGGCGACATGATCGCCGGCCGCGTCGTGGCGGTCGTTATCTTTGATGAGACCAGGGCCGACGACGCGATGGTGTTGGGGGTGTTCTGACGGGCGCGCCGCCACGCGCGCTGGCTGGCTAGCTGGCCCGTTTGGTCCATTTGCAGTAGCCCTTTTCGGTTTCCGGGTCTGCGCCGGTGCAATAGAGGCCGCCGCTGCCGAACTTTGACGGGCGGACGCGTTCCGCGCCGTGCGTGGGGCATGCGGCCTGGGCTGCGGCCTGGGCGGGTGCCTGTGTGTTGTTGGCGGGCGGGTCTGCGTGTTGGGTTGGGTTGTTGACGTCCCAGCGGGCGCTGATAGGCGTTGGTTCGTGGGCGGGCGGCGCCGGCTGCTGTTGGAGGTTGGCCGGCTCCTGGTTGTCACGCTGCCAGCTGCGAGCGCCGTAGCCGATGTCCAGCTTACGATATCCGGGGAGGTCGTAGAGGCGGTAATGCACGCCCACCATGTGCTCATCGGTGGTGCCGGCCGCGTCGATTGCTGCGATGTTTCCCTGCAGGAGGCCTCGGCGCGCTGCCCAGATGATGTGTTGGTCGTCTAGCTTTTCGACGGCGAGTTGCTTTCCGCCTGAGACGTTGACCCACCTGGCGTAGTTGCCGGTGTCTGGGTCGACGAGCGCGGCTTCGCCTGTCTGGTCGAGCCACTCTCCGATCGGCTCTTTGAGGACGTCCAGCGTGTCGCGGTGCGCCTTCGCCCCGCGGCGGACTGCGATAAACGAGGTCAGTTTGGCGATCAGTTCGTTGGTTTCGGTGGTCATTGTGGTGTGCCTCCGGGCGGGCTCGCCAGGCTGAGCTGGCGGCCGGTGAAAGGCGCGGCGAGCTGGCATGGCCAGCCGGACGGGCAGCGGGACTGACAGGGGGTGCAGTAATGGGCCGGCTCCGGCCCCCGCAGAGCGGGGAGCCGGAGACAGCAAGCGCAGCTGCGGAATGGGCTACGCGACATGGGAGACTGCGGCCAGGACGATGGCCGCGAGCGCGGCCGCGC